GTCGCAAAGAAGAACTTTGTCTAAAACAAGTCTTCCTCGCGTGGACCGCTGAGGAATCCCAGGATCCGAAGTGGAAGAGCACGCGAGCGTTGAGTAGTTTGTCGGAAGAGTTCTTCGTCCTTATAGGTAAGAGAGAGTTGACACCAAGAGAATCTAAGCGTTTACAAAACGCTTGGAGAATCGTGGTTATTGCAGCTACGCTTGAATATCCGCCTTTGTGGGATCAACCCATTACGGCCCCTGAGGCCGCTGGATTAATCCGACTTAGGAACTGGATAGTTCGAGCGTGGTTTTGCAATGGCGAAACCTTCGTCCTTAAGCGGCTTAAGTTTTACGCTAAATATTTAGCGTGGCTGGCCGTAAAAGGGGAAGGAATCGCCTTGTCCCCTTGTCCTCCGATTCCCCCCGGTACGCCGGGGAGTCACGGAAGCTGGGTCGACACCTCTATCTTCTTTCGGGGGAGGTTGATCCGAGACCGCAAAAGCGTGTTTCGGCTGTCAAAATTCGGGCGTGGATTGCCCCTTGGCAATCCCGAACTAGTTCGGGAAGTCAGGGCAAAACACAAATCGAATATGACGGCTGGGCCTGTTCCTCCACCCATGGACGTACCTCAAGGAGACATCCTTTTCGGGCGCACCCAAGACGAGGTGGTCGGTTCCTTTACGAAATTCTTCGTAAATTGGTTGACCGATCATTTATCGTCTTTGCCTGTGCCCCGGGATGTCCACCTTTCAATCAGCGCCTCAGGCGACTATGACTACCCGTGTAAAGCGGGTGGCAAAGTCGGCATTGTCGCTGAGTGTTTCCGAAAACTCTGTGTAACTAAGATTGGAACGTTCGGATTTGGGCCGATATATGATGTATTCGGTCGGTTGCTGTTTACAGTAACCGAGGCTAATCGCGACCTTGAATGGTCGCAGATAGCCTTTCGCCGTATCACCATGCCGCCCCTCATCTTCGAACTTTCTGGTTCTGTCCAGTTGAACGATGTAATGACGATCGGTTTCGACAATTATTTTGTCTATAACTCTCTCGTCGCTATTTGTATCGGAGGTTTACTCCGTAAACACATCATTCGTTCAGAATCCGTAAAGGTTTTAAACCTTGACGTACGCGACCCTGATCGGCTAACTCTATTTTGTGGAGTCGCTTTTCAGACCGAACCTCGGTCGTTTAGCGTTACCACACCTTATAGTGAGCCGCCAGACGAACAGCCGCTAAACCTCTATCGCCCCAAAGGCGGTTTTAGAACCGCTAGAGGGCGGAAAAGGGTTACCAAGACCCCGAATATGCTAGCGAACCCTCCCCCGATACTTCGGGAGTTGGTCTCGCTAATGCACATTTCGCAGGGCCTTGAAGCTGTTCGTTCACGGGTGGTTGTTATCCCGGAACCGGGATACAAAGCTCGCGTTGTCACGGTAGAAATCTTCGAAACCGTGTTGATAGGGCATCTGATGCGTTCGCTGATGTTCTCAGCGTTAACATCGTTGCCCGAATCAACCGCGTCTGATCATGCCAGCTTATGGCATTTTGTTCAGCGCAACGGTATCGTACCCGACGGTTTTGTAGTTTTGTCATCCGACCTGACCAATGCAACCGACACCTACGCCTTGCTCCCGTATTTACGGGATGCGTTAAAGGCGTTTAGTGTATGGTTTAAAAGAATAGGTTTCGGCTGGTTAGCCGAGTTCCTATTCCTATGCATTGACGGTCGTGATTTGAACTACACTGGTTTTAACCACGAAACTGGAGGCGATGACTTCGTCCGGCAGACTTCGGGTATCCTAATGGGGTACCCGACTACGTACGTTCTGCTTACTCTCGTGAACATATGTGCGCTGTTTTACAGCGCTTTTATTCACGATTGTAAGCGGTTCGCATCGAAAGTCCAGGGAGACGACCTAATAGCGGTCGTCCCTCTCGAGGTAGCCAAAACCTATGGCACGATTATATCGTGCTTAGGGATGAGGCTATCGGTCGGAGCCCACTTTATTAGTAGAGATTTTGCTGTCTTTTGCGAAGAAGGCGCGCTTATTAAGCGCCCCCTCAGTCGCAGACTTCGGCATTTCGATACTGTTAAAGTAAGGCACTTCGCCAAAAGTTCTGATCTTGATCCTCGTAAGTCCGTTCATCCCGTACTGTCGTTCGCAAACTATCTATCCGCCCAATTTCGGTATTACCGAATAGGGCGAGAGGTTTGCGGCCTTCAATACGCCGTTTACCGAGAGTTTTACAATCGGTACCGGAAGTACCCGATTTACCTTCCCGCCTTTTTAGGCGGTTTAGGGATCGGGCATCCTGACGGTGAACGGTTCATATGGAGGAGACGTATACCTTCGCTTGTTAAAGCGTTCATTTCAGCCGCACTTTCTGACGATGTCAGCTTCGAGAGTTATTGTCGCTTAACTATGTTAAGCGGTTTCAACCTTCGGAACCGACGTGGTATAAGGCATATCGAGGTCTCGGATTGGATTGCGCCATTATGGCGCTACTTCTCCGGTTCCCTCGAAACTGTCCGGGAAGCATTCTTGTCGAAATCCCCGTTAATGTGCACTGGCGATCAACTCGCCATGGTACTACGGGAGCATCGACCTGATTTGTTCCCCGGTTGGATGTTGCCTCATATCGACGATGGCTCTGCTTTTGCCCCCGTGTACACGGGGTCAAAATGGCTATTGTCGTCTTTGCGAAAGACAGGTTTCCTACCACTGTCGGACCTTGTGTCCGACGTTGGTAGATCCCTTTCTTTCACTTCGGCTTTAATATTTGGTATAGAGTCCTTATCGGCTCGAGTTACATTAACTCACTGGGCGCGGAACTGGGACAGGAAACTGTCCGAGTTCGCTCCCGACGCATGGCGCTACGCGCCAGGCAAGGGCCGAATTCACTTCTCGTCCTTTGATGATCTCAACACCCGTTGTGGCCGCAAGTTCGGCCGTCTCTGGGTGTCTCCTTTCATCGAGGACGTTGAGTTGTTACACAATTCGCTCGCATCTCTCAGAGCTCCGACTCTTTTGTCGGAGCCGATTTCGGAAGTCGTTCGTTCCCCTGATTAGGGGAAGCGTCAGACTTCCTGTTCGCTGCC